TATAATAAATAATTAGGATAAAATGCTTGGATTTAGGTTTTCAGAATACAAAGAAGGAGATGCCAAAAACCTCTTCGACAAGTTGCTGGACATTTTTTTACAACTCATCAATATTACAGCCGGTAATGTAAGAGAAGCTTTGAATTGGCTCTATGAAGTAGACAAAGAATATAATCTCACCAATGAAGATTATAATATGAGCGATTTCATTAAAGATTTGAAAGATAAAGGATACATTAAAGAAGATGAGAACGACCACCTTTTTATAACTCCAAAAAGCGAACAAACCATTAGGAGAAAATCGCTGGAAGAAGTATTTGGTAAAATTAAAAAATCAAAACAAGGTAACCACAAAACACCTTATACGGGTGTAGGAGATGAGTTGGGAGCAGACCTTAGAGAATATAGATTTGGAGACTCCTTAGACCAAATTTCTATGACAGAGTCTATCAAAAATGCTCAAATCCACCATGGCACAGGAGAGTTTAGACTAACAGAAGATGATTTAACAATAGTAGAGAAAGAACAAAAATCTCAAACCTCTACGGTATTGATGATAGATATTTCACACTCTATGATTTTGTATGGCGAAGACAGAATAACCCCGGCTAAGAAAGTAGCTATGGCATTGGCAGAGTTAATCAAAATAAAATACCCGAAAGATACGCTGGATGTCATTGTATTTGGAAACGATGCTTGGCCGGTTTCTGTAAAAGAATTACCCTATCTACAGGTGGGTCCATACCATACCAATACTGTAGCCGGATTAGAATTGGCTATGGAGATATTGAGGAGGAAAAAAAATAAGAACAAACAGATTTTTATGATTACTGATGGCAAACCTACTTGCCTAAAAGAGCCGGGGGGGTATTATAAAAACAGTTTTGGATTGGATAGAAAAATCATCAATAAAACACTAAACTATGCTGCTCAGTGCAGAAAATTAAACATCAATATCACCACATTTATGATAGCCAGCGACCCTTATCTGAAAGAATTTGTTCATGAATTTACACAAGCAAATAACGGAAAAGCCTATTATAGCAACTTAGATGGTTTGGGAAGTTTTGTGTTTGAAGATTTTCAGAAAAACAGAAGGAAAATAGTATAAGGGGTAAATTGAAAAGTACATTTTTTTAAATTAAGTAAAAGTCAAAAAAAAGCCCGAAATTTTCGAAATAATAAGGTTTTTTCTGTTTTTTTTTGAGTAAGTGAAGAAAATTGAAAAGTACATTTTATACAATTATAGGTTAACTTTTTAATTTTAAAAGCTTTCAAAAGTATATTTAAAGTTTATTCTACACGAATAACACCAACTACAATAGCCATGCTACGAATATCACTTTTAGGTATGGTAAAAGGAGGGTATTCAATATTGTCTGAACGGAGCTCAATGATATCTTCTGAAGGAGTTGGGAAGAGTCTTTTTAGCATAGCACCTTGAGAGGTATCTAGTATATAAACCTTGTTCCATTGAATAAAAAGTGGGTTTTTTATGTATTTACAGGCTAAAATATCTCCACTGTTGTATTTAGGGTACATAGACGAGCCTCTGACACGTATAAGGAAATGTGCCTCTTTGAACTCTGGTACATAGTAATAAGTAAGCTCATGTTCTAGTACTGAAGAATCCCCCTCGCCATAGCCGGCAATAGCCTCTACAGGTATGAGAGGGATGCCTTTTGGTTCCTTTTCTCCCAATCCTTGACTTTGCTCTTGATGCTGATTTTTTGTGTTTACCTTACCCATTAGGTTACCTTTTAGGTTACCCATTGGGTTACCCTTTACCTTACCATTTTCTTGTGCATTTGGCTGTGCTTTTAGGTTACTATCAATAGGTAATTCTAAATCAGAATATAGCCAATTTAAATCTATTCCTTTACTTTTCAAATATAGAATATATTCTGTTGGTATAAATTCAGCCTTACCACTCTCAATTTTACTTATTGTTGCCTGTGAAACTCCACTTTCAGCGGATACTTGGGTTTGGCTTAGCCCTAAAAATAATCTAGCATCTTTTAAATTAGGATAGCCCATAAAAAAATATTATAAAATTTAATAAATAAATTTGCATATATTCTAAAATAGATTAATATTTGTGTCGTAAACATATAACAAATATAATTATTAACAATGACTAGCACAAAACTTAATAATGGAGACGTACCGCTGATAGCGGAAAAAATGGGTGTGAACCAACGCACCGTACGCACCATCATATCCGGAGAGCGTGGAAAACGTGGTACAGAGTTACAAAAAAACATTAAAGAAGCTGTGGAGCTAAGGCTACGCCAAAACAAACAGCTTGAGGAGTTTTGCAAGTCTAAAGCAGTAAGAAAAGTAATACCAAGCAATTGTAAATAAAATTTGGTACCAAAACCGGTCGCCAAAAATATTTTTTCAATATCCTAAAATAATCCATTGAAGCTAATCGGTAACATATTGTACTTAGAATTTTCTGACTTTCCAAAGGAAGCTGAGGGATATCTCAAGAAAGTTTGCAATTACTTCAGAGAAGGTAAAAGAAAATCGTACGAAAATATCCCAGACCCACTAGATACCAGGAAAAAGCTGATCAACTACGACACCATACCGAAAAGCACCATTGAAAAGTACGGTATCCCTAGTAAAGAAGAGCTGATAAGAACCATATCGCTCCACACACTGGCTAGAGAGGTGCAAGTACATAAAAAAGACCTTGAATACTATATGAGCAACAAAAGTACCCTAGACCTAGCCCACGAATACAGCCGAATAGCTGCGTGGCTACGCTATGGTGCAGCTATGAGGCATACAGAGGCAGTGAGTAAAGGCTTTGCAGACAAAAACCACCTCTACACCACTATGATAAGGCTGATGGCACAAGAGGCAGAAACACTAGGCTGGAAAAGCTGGAGCGTGGAGAATATACAGGTGTTTAAAAGGCGTTTAAAACCGTTCGTACAGTACGAAAAAGGCAAAGGAAAGATAGAAGAGGCACTAGACTCACTCGTGTATAAGCGCATAGGTATGGTCAATGCCCAAAAGGTAAATGAGTACTTTGAAAACGTAGTGCTGTGGCTCTATGGCAATAAGAATACAGGCATTAAACTACTACCCGACCAAGTGTATATCCTCTATGAACAGGTGAGAAATGGACAAAAGATGTTGGTAGATACAGATACAGGCGAGGTGCTGCAAGCACCATTGGATAAAAATGGGGAGCCACAGACTCTACCCAAGGTGTGCATTAGAACTATACAAAATTTTCTAAACCTGCCCAAAATACAACTTATTGCTACTGCTTTAAGAGATGGAAATAAGTACCTAAACGACAAGTTTGCGCCATATATCTGGCGAATGAAGCCTAAGTACAGTGGCTCTATGACTAGTAGCGATGGTGCTGTGATACCCCTAAGGCTTATCATCAACAATAAACTGACATGGAAAAGAGCCCTTGCCTATATGATATTTGATGTAAAAAGCGAGTGTATAATAGGTGTGAGCTATGGACTGGAGGAGGATTTGAAAGTGATGAACGAAGCTTTTAAAAACATGCTTCTGTGGACAGATGGGTATGTTCCTTTGGAAAACCAGCTCGACAACTTTGGACGAGGAAATAAAGAAAAACTTCAAAAAATATTTAAGTATGTGAGCTTTTGTGAACCTTATAATCCACAGAGCAAATATGCAGAGCGATTGATAGGGCACTTTGAGGGTACACAGCTAAGAATGATAAAAGGCTGGCAGGGAACCAATAATCAGAGCAAAAAACAAAGCGGGAAAAAGAATCCGGACATAGAAGATATAGGCTATACACTAAAAGAGGTCATAGAATTACATCAAAATGCGATAAAAAATTGGAATATGACCGTGCCAAAATGGTGCAAAAGTGGAAAAACAAGACTAGAGCTTTGGAATGAAAACAAAAACCCCGAAGCACTGCAACTCCAAGACAGAGAACTGGCACGCCTAGCAGGTAAATCTAAGATAGGAAACATAGTGAGAGGCTTTGTGAAGGTAGAGTATGGAGAGGTAGAATATGACTACATGGTAGAGAACTATGCCGAACTCACCTCCGAGTTGAGCAATGGATGGAGTGTAAGGGTTGTTTTTCTACCCCACAAGATGGATAGAGTATGGTTGTATAACTACAAAGATAAAAACGATCCACAAGAAGACACCTATCTATGCGAATGCAAAAAGATAGTAAAAACCCAAGCAGCCAAAGCAGAAAGAACAGAAGCAGATAACGAAGCGTTGGCAAATTTGATATCCAATAAACAAAGATTTAACAGGTGGATGATGGAGGAGATAGCAAAAATACCAGAAATAACCACTGTGGATGTACTACCTACTACTTACGAAGAAGCTGAGCTGGTCATAAGTGCAGGCTACACCGATAAGCCCTTGATGCAAGCAGCAGAGGAGCTCTTAAACAAGCAGCTACTATCACAAAAAAGTGGAAAAAGCCAGCGACAGTTGAAGCCCGATAGGCTGGAGGCAAAGCGAGATACCAAAGAGCGAATCGAACGAAGTAAAAAACTAAAAGAAATGCTCTACGAAACAGAAGTAAAACCCAATCAGGAGCTGGTAGAGGTACAAAAAGAATCCAATAGAGAACTCTTACAAAGACTAAGATATGAAATATAAAAAAAAGCCTTGATGGTGACACATCAAGGCTAGCGATTAAAACCAAGTTTAACCAAGTAAAATAGATAAATGCAATATTATGGAAAATTCAGTAAAAATAAAAATTAGCGAAGCCCTTAATGCGTGGCTAGATCCGGCTAATACAGAGCGAAGTGGCAATGCCTTGCAGCAAAAGAGTGGAGTGAGTACCTCTGTGATAAGCCATATCAAAAATGGCAAATTTGAAATCATGGTAGGTAACAAGCCTAGCCCAATAAGCCCGGCACAATTTTTAAAAATAGCCGATGCCATTGGCTACGTGATAGAAAACGAGGATATACATTGGGACTTTACAGACAGTTTTCGCAAGATACAGTCTGTATGCCGTAGTACACAGACCAAACGCAGGATTGTAACACTAGAAAGTGAGCTATCAGGACTAGGTAAAACCTACGGACTCGAACACTATGAGACATACAATGACAAAGTGGTGTACATAAAATGTGAAAGGTCTTGGAAGAGTAAAAATCTCATCAATTCCATATTGACTAAACTAAAAATACGCACAGACAGCAAGGACAACATAAGCAGATTGGCACTGATTCGTGAAAAATTAACCTCACAACCAGGTTGGCTAATCATACTAGACGAGGCTGAGTACATAAGCAATACTGTCTGGCATACGGTAAAGGAAATAATAGACTTTATCTATGGCAAATGTGGATTGATAGTGAGTGGTATAGACATAAGCTACAAAATAAACAAGTATGCAGACAAAAAAAAGGAGGGTTTTCCACAGCTAAAGAGAAGATTATTCTCAGAAATAGCCACTATACAAGCCATAACAAAGAAGGAAAAAGTGGCTATACTGGAAAAACATGGTATAGTAAATAAGACAGCCATAGAGTTTTTTGCGAAGCATGTACACGACTATCAGATGATGCGAATTTACATACAAGATGCCTTACATGTGAGCAGTAAGACCGGTTCAACGATAGACGGAGCTTTTTTGATGGATTTGTTTTTCAACACTCAAAACGAAGAATTATGAGAATGGAAGAGATAGTAATAGAAGAACTTTTAAACGAAAGGGCATTGATTATTGAAGAGATAAATGCCTACAGGGAGAGTATAAGGAAATTTTGGTTTGATACTGATTTGCAAATTAAAATAAGAGAAAACATAACAATAAGAGAAAAAAGAGTACATGAAATAGACTCTCTAATATGTAACTAAGATGGAAACAATACTAAAAACAATAAGTGAGATCACCTACATAAGTGTAGATGATATATTGAAAAAGAAGAGCAGAGTAAAAGATATAGTAGATGCCAGATCAATACTTTCCTTTGAGCTTAAAAATAGAATAGGCTATTCAAATAACAAAATTGCCGAGTTCATAGGCAAGGATAGAACCACTGTCGTCAATCTTTTAAAGAGATATGAAAATCTAAGAAGCTATCCAAGTGATTTTTTGAAAATGAGCAATTTGATAAGTAAAAAACTAGACGAGGTATTATGAAAATAGAAGAAGCAAAACATCTACTCATTAGCATGCTAGAGGTAGAAGAAGCTTGGTACAATACCATGTTGTTTGACCTTGCTACTCAATGGGCAGAGCAGCACTGTGGCAGCGGTGATTCAAGCAAGTTTCTGACTATGCAACCCGAATTTTGGGGCTGGTGGAAAAAACAGTTTAGTACCAAGACAATGGATTTTTTAGACTGTATACACCTAGACAATAACCTACAATACTATCTAAAAATAAATGTAGATGGCAAGTCATATACCATATACAGCCTTGAAAAGACCAAAGAATTGTATATACAATACATGTATACAAGTTTGCTGTCAGATGAAGGAAGAGCCATACTAGACCTACATTTTAATGGCTATTTAAAACAGTTAATAAACAAGTAAACCCTTAAATTTCAATAATTATGAGCAAAACAAGAGAAACTAGAAAAGTAGTAACAGAAGAGATAAGCGCCAATATGGCAGAGGATAAATTTGCAGAATATGCAGATGCCGATGCAAAAATACAGATGATAACCAGTAAAATGGATGTAGAGATAACTGCTATTAGAGAAAAGTATGCAGACAAGCTACAAAAACTGCAAGAGATTAAAGAACAAAGCATGAACGTGTTAATGGCATATGCACAGCAACACCCTGAGCTGTTTGCAAAAAAGAAAAGCCTGGAAATGACGCATGGAGTGATAGGTTTTAGAACAGGAACTCCGAGCCTTAAAACATTAAAAGGTTTTACTTGGAGTAGTGTCACTAACCTGTTGAAAGAGTTCTTGCCCAATTATGTGCGTATAGTAGAAGAGCCTGCTAAAGATAAATTATTGGCAGATAGAGAGGTAGAAGAAGTATCTAAGCTCTTCCCAAAAGTAGGCATAAGAGTAGAGCAAACAGAGACCTTCTTCATAGAGCCTAAGAAAGAGGAAATAGTTGTTTAATTCAAACTAAAAGCTAATGAAACTAATAATTTATAATCTTGAATCACTAAAAAGTATACAAAAAGGCGTACCTTATTTAAGAGTAAATTCAAAAAACGGTGTTTTTTCATTTAATAAAGATGCAACCGATCTAATGGGTGACCCTAGTCATCTTCTGTTGATGCAAGATGCAGATAATAAAAAAGATTGGTATGTAGAGCCTATTTATGAACAAACTGAAGGTGCATTTATTGTGAGAAAAGAAAGAAAAAGCAATAAGTCAATGATTATACGAAGCGTAGATTTAGCCAAACATTTGCTCAAAAGCATAGAAGCACCTGAGCACAGTATGAAGATGCTTATAAGTAAAGAGCCATTGGTGGTAGATAACAAAAAAATATTTGCTATCATAACCAAGAGTGCAAAAGTGTAAGAATAACCCCGATTGGCAATCTCTCAGGTTCAAGACCTGAGCGGGGGCAAAATATGAATAAGATGAGTAAAAGAGAGTTTATTTTGATGATAACCGTAGCTATAATGACTTTTATAATAATAGCTGCTGGAGTGGCCGTAGTGGTAATGGCTTCAAGAATTGATAAGGCGTTTTGAATGTGTTAATAAGGATTTAATAAAAATAATGAGTACAATTTTACAAAAAAAGCAGGGAGAAAGCTTAGGCATAGCTATAAACCTAGACCCAACTATACAACCTAGCCAAGTAATAGACATGACAGTGTATGCAGGTCATACCTTCCTTGGTCAGCTCTCAAAAGGTAGCATTACAAACAGTGGTAATAGATACGAGCTTAAAGTGCCGTCTAATAATACAAGCAACATCTTAGGCAAACGAGAGGTAGAGCTTGCAATAGATATAGAGCATATAGGCGTAAAAAAAATAACACTATTTACGCTTCAAGTGATAGAATCAAAAAATGCATTTAGCAATGACAGTGTAGGTGATGGGTTTGATATAGTGATAGATGTTGACATATTACTTCAAACCGTAGATGTAGAAACTACTTTAGGCACTTGCATAAAAGGTGAGAAAGGAGATAAGGGGGATAAGGGAGATAAAGGCGACAAAGGAGATTCTTATATAGTTACAAGAAAAAAAGCAGTGGTAATAGAAACAGATTTCTATAATACTACAGTTCCCTTTGCAAATGGTCTTACCGGAACTGCCATTAGCTCCGGGAGTATTGTTTCCATACCATCTACACCTCACCATATCGGGATAGTAGAGATTAGAGATAGTGCTATTGCTAATGGTGGTTATAATATAAGCACAGCTAATTCTGCAATCCTAATAGCAGGTGGAGAGCGCTCTGTCATAACCTTTCAAGCACGTACTGCTAGGACTACATTTACAGCCTATTTAGGATTTAGAGATAATACAAACAATTCACTTCCTACAGATAGTATTTGTGCCATAATCACAGGCAATGGAGTGGATGCCACTGTAAACTATATAAACAGAAGCAACAATACACAAACACAGGGTACTTCATTTACTATACCATTGAATACCTGGTACACGCTAGTTATTACAGTCAATAGTGCTGCCACAGAGGTAACTTATACACTACTAGATGATAATGAAACAGTCATCAATGCCCAAACTTTATATACTAATATCCCAACCGCCACGGGCAGACAAACAGGCTGGGGTGTGATAGCATGTGAAAGCACTACAGATCCCACAGCAGTATTGCTTTGGATAGACTATATGTGTTTGATAATAGAGAGAGATTTAGTAAGGTAAAATAGTGTATGAAACAGGTTTTAAAATATTAAAATAAATAATATGAAACTCTATAACTGTGATAAAACCATAGCCAATATTGAGCAAGCTGTAAGGCAGTTTCAACTTGACATGGCAACAGTAAAAGGACAAATATTTGCAGAACTTGCAGAAGACCCTCTGCTAAGAGAGCAAAGATACCAACAGCTATATAAACAGAGGTTAACGGATTTTAATTTGAAGTGTCAAGATTTACTAAATGAACTATCAAAATATGTATCCAAATGAGACCCACTACCTATCAAGGCAAAGTAAAATATATACATGGAGTAGCAAAGATGCTGCAATTGGATTATAGAGATCTTATAGAGCAATATACAGGTAAGAGAAGCATAAGAATGCTCACCACAATGGAGTTGGAGGAAATGGTCAAGGCATTGTTGAAAGCAGGTATCCACCAAACACAAAAGGGCACAGATATAAAGGCTCAAGAAGCAAAGCCAGAAAGAGCGGGCAATAACCAGCGTAGGAAACTGCTAAGCTTAGGATATGATATGGAGTTTCATAAGCCAAGAACAGAAGCACAAAAATATATGTCAGCCTCAGCTATAAACTTTGAGAATGTGAATAATTGGTGTAAGAGCAAAAAATGTCCTGTACAAAAAGACATGAATGAAATGGACGAAAAGGAGCTAAACAAAGCTGTAACAGCATTTATGAAAGTAAAACAATCGTACTTTAAAAAGCTAAATAATGAACTATAAAATAGAGACCTGCAGGTGGGAGCTTATATACCTACACGAGGCATTTGCTAACAGTATATTGATGTTTATGTACAATCCGGGTATGAATGATAAAGTCTTAACAGCCATATCACATATACACAAACTAAACTGTAAGCTCGTAAATAAGTTACTAAAAAATCATAGCCATATTAATGATAGGATGGTATTGAAGCTAAACTATCTTGACCTTAGTGCAATAGCTCTATTGGGCAAGCATATAGACTTTGCAGACGAGATTTTAGCCAATGAAATAAAGAACAAGATATACAAACTAATACAGCAGCTATGACGGAAAAATATATACTGACTTCACCAAACTTTGAAGGGGAAATAGTATTAGAGTTCAGCCTAGAAGGAACGCTGCGTTCATTCAAAAACGATGCTACCCTAAATGAAGTACAATTGGACTGGCTCAGCAAAAACTTCCCAATGAACATTCAAACTGTAAATGAAATAATCAAAAAGAGCAAAATGAAAGCAACTTACATACCGGCCGAGGTTACATTTGAGCAATTTTGGGATGAGTATGATTATAAAGTGGACAAGGCACAAGCCAAAAAAGTATGGGACAAAATGAAGACAGGAGAAAAACTAGCTGCTGTTAATGCTATAAAATCTTACAAATTCTACTTGCAAAGCAACCCAGGGATTTCAAAAATATATCCTGAAAGGTATCTTAAAAACAAGCGATGGGAAGTTGATTATATAAAACTAGTAAAAGGAAAATGAATAGCAAAAAAAAGCAAAACAAACTAAAACGAGACATGGCAATGCATAATCGTTTTAAAGAATTGTATGGAGTTCAGAAACTTCGTCTTGATGTAGTATGGGAGCAAATGGAGAAAGAGTTCTTTATAGACAGGGTACAGATACAACGCAGAATAAAAGAGCTAGACTACAAGTATATACAAGAAAACAAGGCACGATTGAAGATAGATTTATAGAAAAAATAGTAATTTAAACATTAAAAAACTATCTTTATTAAGATACTAAATTGATTTGATATGATGAGTCTATTAGAATATGTGGGTTATGCCACTATGATATTTGTGCCTATTTGGCTTGTTTATAGAGTGTTTAAAAGCATTTGGAAATGGCTTTTAAGGCATTGATATTTTAACTAAAAAAAGCCCCCAATGAGGGCTTTTTAGTTTATAGAGGTATGCTGTATTTGCTTTCTATATTTGCTGTAGGCAATCGTTCTTTTATTACTTTATTGGTGAGGTTCACGGCATGGTTTCCACTGCTATCTACATAGTTTTTGAGTTTATAGGTGCTACCATCTACCACTAAGCCTTGGTACTCTATTACGCCTGCATATAGGTGGCTAAAACTTATAGAAGGTGAGAGCTTTACCCTGCGCAAACTACTGATATATTCTCCTGTAGAGCGGTGTAAACATTCATTGATCAGGTCTAGATAATCGGCAATTTGCAGGGCTTTGTCCTGGTCTATGCTTGTGTACTCACCATCAAAGCTTTGGGCATATACTTCTTGCACTACATGTATTTTAAGATTTATATCTCCATTTTGCACTCCTTGGCCGGCATCGCTAAAGGCTACTTCAAGCTCAAAAAATACAGCAGGTGTAGCAAAAGGGTGGTTGTATACCAGGCTTTCGTCTTGGTACTGACCATTGTACCAATCATAATGTTTTACAGGCTTTAGTCCACGCTCTGTAAAAAGGTTTTCTTTTGTTTTTATTCTTTGAATAATGTCGGTATATAATTGTCTGAGCATGGTGATTATGATTTAAGTCTTTTATAAATGGTGTCTTCAATTTTTGTGGCTAATTTTTCTTCAAGTACCCTGCTATACCCCATAAACTTACGCTTGGGCATGATGAATCCTTTACCTCTTCCTGCTTTTAACCCATCGTTATGTACTTGAGCGTAGGGTACATCAGAGCCTACTTTTACATAGTCAATACCTGCTTCTGTAATTCGAATACTCCTTCTTAGCCTTCCACTTTTAATGAGTAGTGCACGTCCGGTATTATTCTTTTTATAAGCCTTGGTTTCTATCAATTTTGTACGACCATTACGGGTTACCCCCCTGCGCCTGTACTGTTGATACTGTTTGCGTTTTGGCCAAGGTTCTGAGTCTTGGTCATTAAATCTTTGTATATCCCAGCTTTGTTTAAAGTGTGTTACAGCCAGTCCACCGGCCAGTTGAGTTAATCCTTTTAATAGGTCTTTTGTTTGCATTAGGCTACAGTTTCAAAGTTTCTTACGGCTCTTAATAGTTCTTCACGTAGTTGGTCACCAAAACTTGTGGCTAGTTCCATTGCTTGTTTTTCAGTTTTTATAGTGCCAATATTCACTTCACCGAACTTATTGATGTTTACAGTTATGCTCTTTTGAGCCTGTGCTTGGGCAGTCACTTTGCCTGTTTCTGCTGTAAGGTCAGAACTGCCCTCACTACTAAAAGTACCTTTTTTCTTTCTGTTCTTTTGTAGGTCTGTTATACTTTGCCCAAATTCACGCTGAGAATATTCTTGTAAAGCTTTTAGTTTTTCATCTACTAGTCGGGTTTCAAACTGTAGCTTTTCTAGCGCACCTGAATCGGTAGTGGTTTTGGTTTTTTCTACCAGCTCCCTACGTTGCTTTTCAATTTCAGTAGTTCGCTCTATGAGGTAGTCTTTTTTCCCGGCATTGCTTTTGATTTGGTTTACCTTTTCAAGCTCATCGTTTACTTTATCAGCCACAAAGTTGTCTAATCCACCTTGAAAGCCTTTTTTATAAGATTCACTGAGCTTAGAGCCCATATCTGAGAATGCTTTTTTAAGCCCATTAATACCCTCATCTATGGCAGCTTTATCAAAGGTAAATATGCCTTTTAGCAACGTACCTAAGTTTCCAAATACTTTAATTGCCAGTTCACCAATATTATTGAATGCTGTTTTAATAGCCTCCCAAAGTCCCCACACAAAGGCTCTAAATTCAGCTATTTTGTCGTAAGCTATTGCAAAAGCTGCTACAAGAGCAGTGATAGATACTATTACTAAACCGATTGGATTAGCTGCAAATGCTAAATTAAGCAGATTTTGTGCTGTTGCCCATGCAGTAGTAGCAGTAGTAGCAGCCCAAGCACCTATGGCGGAGGCATTGAGGGCAAGGGCATAAGCACCTAGTGCTATTGCCCCTATACCTACTATTTTTGCCAATGTAGCCATGAGTTCGCTGTTTTCTTTTATCCATTTAACAGTGTTTTGCAGCCCTTCAGTAATTGCCTCCAAGAATTCAACCAAATTAGAGAGAGCAGGCTGTAAAGCAAGTAAGCCTTCAGCTATCAAGCCTCCTATGCTTTCTTTTACTTCACCAAACTGGTTTTGCAGTATTTTCAATGGCCCAAGCCCTGCCTGTGCAGCAGCTTCTGCACTTCCCCCAAATTTTGTTTTAAGTTCATTGAGAATTAATATTTGAGCCTCAGCTGTTTTGCCGGTTTCTACCAAGCTTTTTATCATTTTTTTTTGGCTTTCACTAAAGTTCACCCCTACTCTACTCAGAGCTGAGATTCCTTGGATTGGGTCATTAAGTGCCTTACCTATCTGTATAGATGCACCCTTTAGGTCTGCTGGGCCATCGCCAGCCATAGCAGTAGCCATGTCTTGGATTATGGGTATTGTTTCATCAAATACTTTACCTTTGATATTAGTGTAGGTTAGTAGCGAAGCTTGTGCCTCTTTGGTAGCATCGTCATCAAATAGGGTCGTTTTGGCAAGTTTATCAGCTTGTTCCTGTAGCTCACTAAGGCTTCGCCCAGCAGCACCACCTGTAGAGGTAATAGCAGCTTGGAGCTGAGCAGTAACACGAGCAGAACTGTCGTAAGCAGCTACAGACTCACGCCCAAAGGCTACCATGCCAGAGGTCATGGCAGTGATGGCACCAGCCACCAAGAAGCCTTTTGCACTGTCCAAAGCTGAGGCAAAAAAACCTTTTCCACTTTGGTTACTTAGTTTATTGATTTGAGCAGAAGCTTTGGCTATTTCTGTATTAAATTTTTCTATCTTGGCAGGGTCTGTGAGTCGGTTGCGTATATCTATTAGACGGCTCATTCTATTTTGCAGGTCATTGATTGAAGCAGTGTTATAGTTAAACTTAGCAGGTCTGGATAGCCTATCTACTTGCTGTAATACCTGTGTTATTCTACCTTCTACTACTTGCAGGCGCATAGGGTTGTTAGATACCTTTTCTTTGAGAGCCTCTAGGTATTTCAAACGTTCGGTAAGGCGGTTAAATGCCGTTTCACGGGTTTTTATTTCCAGTGGTTTTAGATTAAAAGCCTCTTTATCTTGTTTCATTTTGGCAATGGTAGCACTGGCATGGTCTTTCACAGCCATGGCTATGGTTACACCCTTTGAGGCATTTTCTTTGAGCTGCAGTACCTTTTTGAGGGGCGAAGTGAGCTTATCTTTGAGCGAGATTAGGAACTCTATGTTTTTCATGGGCTATACCTTTTATATATTTTTTTATGGGTTTTTAAACAATGTTTAAATATTTTCGTATATTTGTGTTGTCTTTCGACAGTGCCTGTAGAAGCTACGCCTTGAAATCATGCGTGTGATCTACAGGCTTTTTTAATAGGTTTTTTATTGCATTTTTATAAGCACCATTAATCCACATTTTTCTTGTTATGATTACTATTTTTTTACCTTTAATAAAAACAACTTTATTAATAGGTTCATTATGATAAAATCCTAATTCAATACCTTCTTTGATGTTTTCGTAACTATGTTCCAGTACTAGGTTGCAAACAAATTCTGTAATTTTTTGGTCTTTCGCATTTGAAAATGTAGATTTAATAGAATTCAGTTTTGTAGGGCTTTTCAAATCAGAAATCACACCATCTATAGTATATTCCGCATTTTTGCCTGTTTCGGGATTCCCTTTTTTATAGTGCTTATTTATCAATACCACATATCCATTGTCTGCCAATACTTTGGCAGCTTGTAGATTTCGCTCATAGTCAGTGGGGTCTGCATCTTTATGAATAAAAACTACACCGTTTTTTTTGCCCACATACTCTTGCTTTATATCTTTGTTTTGTTGGTACTCTAGTGATAATAGCTGTCTTTTGGTTGGATTTGGTTTATTTTTCTGCTGAGGAGATTGCTGTGGCATCTTGGGCATATTTTCCTCTACAAATGCCATAATAGCCGTTTTCTCCTCTTTGCTCACCTTATAATAAGGATGTTTTTCAGGAAATATGATACCGGTTTTGCCCACGTTGTTTTGAAACATAGGTTTATTTTCGGGGGCTACTATTTTATCTTTATCAGTTATTTTACCGTTAGCTATTTGTACCACATCGCATCTGCAGCCCCAGTCGTTGGGCGGAAAATACATATCCCAGAATGGGTCATCCACAGGCAGTGTTACTCCATCAAGTGCAGCATGCTCAGGGCGTACTTTGGCATCTTTGGCAGTAGAGTAGCGCAGCAATGGTAAATCTTCTTTGGCTTCTTCTATATCCATCCATTGGGCTGCAGCTTGGGCAGAAAGCACGGCATTGTTATACTCAGCTTCTAAATATTTACCATCATAAATACCTTCATGTAGGTTAATGGCTTCTTTTTTAAACTCAGTAAAAGAACGTACTTTACTATCTTCATCTATCAGAAGGTCAGATATAGCCCTGAGCTCGTGGTATGTTTTAAATGCAGAAAATACATGCAGGTTTTTACGCATATTTTCCAGCATTTTTCCGTTGGGTGTGCTATAATCTACTTCAATAAATTTTTTACCTAGCCCTTCTTGTGCTGCTTGTTCTAATTTTAGGGCTGTAGATAGATATAAATCTTTGTCCACCTCGCCTTTCTTTATGCCTTTATCAAATACCTTTTTGATAAGGGAATCTAGCTTATCATACTCAGCTCGGTAAACGACATTAAAACTAAGTTCACATAGCACACACATTACCTTTTAGGGTTTAGTTTAGGGTCAATATTAGGTGTTGGCGTGGTAGGTAAAGCAGGAATTGCCTGTTCAATAGGTTCTTCTAGCTCTATGCTGTATGTTTTCTCCAGGTACTCTTTTGTAGGTTTGAAACCCATCCTAGATATGCTTTCATCAATTTTAGATTTTTTCTCTAAGTCTATTTGCTCGGCATCATTAAAGTCAAAAATTAGATCTTGGAGAGGGTATCCATTTTTAATAAGTAAAGGGAAAAGTTGGTCATTGATTACATTTTTTATAAAAGCTTTGTCGTCTTCAGTAATCTCATCTTCAGTATGCTCGTGTACTTCAGCTTGAGAGCGTGATGAACCATTGTCTGTGGTCATTGTTTGCCCAAGTACACACTTACTCATCTCTGAGTTCATTCTTTCAATGAGTTGATTATAGATATTAAAAGCGTCTGTTTTACTTGTTTCAGCAAACTTAATTTCGGTGCCTTGCGGAAAGAGAGCCCAAGCAGCACTTCCCATTTGGTCAAGCATATCCTCAAGATCACGCCTTACTCTTGGGTCACTGGTTGGAGTAGAGGCATAGCGCATAGGCATGCCAAATATTTCGGCAAATTCGCTCCAGTTACCGATAGCATTTTTCTTTAGTAATGCATAAATAGAAAGCTTCATTAATAAACCATAATCGTGCGAATCTCCTATGCCAATTGCTATACTGTCGTATGGTTCTTTTGTATATACAAAGCCTTCGTAGTTGCCTGGATTTGTAAGGAACATTTCAAACTCCGGGACTACATATCTTCTATCTACTACCCAGCATTTTTTTACAATTTTTTTTTCAAACTCGAACTCAACAAGGCTGTATCCATAAAATATACTTTCCATGCTGTATTTAATAAATTTTCTAAACCATGATTTGTTTATAAACTCTAAAGCTTCAGGAACCTCTTCGCCTGCCTTGTTGCATATTTTTATTTTTTTGTTTGATATTTTTAAGATTCTTTTGTTGATGATACCGAATAGATGCAGGTCATTCATGGCATCTATATAGAGCTCTTGTAGCTGCCATCTGCGTGGCATATTTACACTCATGGCCTGTGCTCTTGCCAAAGACCAATACTCTAGGTCTTTTTTAAACAAACTATGAGGGAGCTTCTGTATCTTCATCATTATGCTGGCTGCCAACTGCTGTGTAGAAGGATAGTCATATATAGCAGGTTTTTTGTTTGCTTGTTTTTGGGCTTTAATTTCTGCGTTTTTGTTGTTGGCTGTGTTTTTGTACTTATTACTCATATTCATGGCTAAATAGGGGTTTTAAAGGGTTTTAAAGGCGATGTTTTAAAAGTATCTGCTGTTCCTTACAGAAAATTTGCCTTTGTCTCCAAACTTGATTACACTTTCATCTCTCTCAGAGTTATTTGCAGGGGCTAGCGGCAGCATGGGATTCAATTCTCCACTTGCTATTTTTTGTAAATATTTAATGGCACTATTGTATCGATCCAGCCTTACAATAGGCACTTCCTTTGGTGATATCCTAGAGTGTAAGTGGTAGAGTGTAATGTCTACCAAAAGCATGGTAATAAGTGGATTTTTTTCAAATAGTAGTATCCAATCACTGCTATCGAATGGTTTTGCTTCTATATTTTGTTTTGCTTCATAAATTGAATTTTGATATAAAACTCTATTTCCTGCTATATAAGTCTGGGTATTTGTAAAAGGATTGTATCTTAAAAAAATAAGCTCAAGGTCAAATCTTGAGTTTAGGTATCCACTCATTTCAACGATGGCAGCCATTTCGGCATCAAGCAATAGGTTTTCGTTTCCGTTGGTTACTATCTGTAAAATGTCCTGCCTTATGTTTTTTTGATAATCTGTAGGTTGTAAATACATTTTTTTAAGTATTAGGGTGTTCAGGGTCTTCGAAGTTGGGTTTATATTTAGAAAGTAGGTTATAGTATTTGTTAAGCAACTTGTAGTAGTTATTTCTCCAGTTTTCTTTTTCCTTAATCATGTTATCTAATTGCGCTTGCACCTCGTCAATCCTCTTGAATAGTATATTTACTTGTTCTTGAAGTTTTTCTATAAGTGCAATATTGTTATCTATACTTTCTTTTTTAGTAGAATGTAAAGAGTCAAATATTTTCAGCCCCAATGCTCCTGCAAGTGTACAAATGGCGTTTATGATTATATCATTCATATTTAGTTATTTTTAGATGTTAATAAATTTTTATAGTTTTTCTTTTACTGATGGTAGGGTTAAAATCTGCAATTCTTGTTTTTTGCTGTAAATAGAATATGGCACCCTCGTCAGCATCGGGTGAGTCGTCCGGGACTCTACTTCCTTTTTCAAATGCCAATAGTTGGTCTAGAGCTGTTATCATATCGGGGCTGTCCTTTATCTTTTCATTATAAAAGATGAAGCCTCTTTCATATAGCGGAGACAAAGCTTCAATTCTTTGAAACTTATCGGGCTTTTGTCTGTAGTCTCCACGAATAGGAAGTTGATACCCTCTTATATTTCCTTCTAGGGTAAACTCTTCAAGTATTAAATCTTGAACAAAATTAGCTTCCATCATGTACTCACAGATTACATCTGAAGGTATAGACTCGTGCAGATCATAAAACCATTTGACCATGGTGCTTACGCTACATTGTCTTACAAAGCATTTTATCAAATGTAGTTCTGTCCCTTTTTTACCCCACACTTTAATGGCTTTGTAATCGTTTTTAAAAGAGCTTTTAAAGCTAGGGTCACAATATGCGATGATGTGATCATACTTATTCCAACTATATGCTGGTTTCCAATTAATCCAATTGGCATTAAATACAGCACCTTCTTGTATGGGGTTATTCATGTATTCTTTTTGGAATCTACGATATCCCATCAAGTTTCTTATCTCATAAATCTCTTCCTTTTTGTATTTCTGATGCCAAGTAGGGTTATCTTCATTGTCTAAAGCATTTACAACCATGTGAAACATGCCAGGTCTTTTTGCCATATTGGCCAGCACTGAGTTTTTGTGAATTCTATTACCTACCATAATAAATCTACCTCTTCCCATGTCCATGGCTCCTAATAGTGCTTCTAGTATCCAGTCGGTCATTTTTTTTACTCTGCTTTCATTTTGTACAAGCTCATCATCGTCAAAGTCATCTATTACTATATAATCGGGTCTTGAATCTCTATGTCTTAACCCTCTAGGCGATTGTCCTCTGCCACGAGCAAAAAAAGCCGTACCATCTTTTGTTACAAACTCTCCAATCTCCCATGAACCGGATTGGTATTGCTCTCCAAAGTCTTTTATGTATCTCCTATTATATTGTAGCTCAGCTTGTATATCTGATAGTAATGTATCGGCATTGTCCTCACTTTTACCTACCAAGACCATTACATTTATTTCTTTTTTGGTTTGAATTTTGAGCCAAAGCGGTATCATAATATCAAAGTGGGTTGATTTGGCATGACCACGAGCCCACTCCATTACAGCTTTAAGGTTTGGCTCTTTTTTTACTTTATTAGCAGCTTTTATATGGAAATCACCACATTTACTCTTTGCATAGTGTGGGAAATAATAATCGACAAAAAAAGCATAGTCTTTTCTTGCTCTAGCTATGCGAGCCTCGATGTCTTTTGGAGATTCATTTGCTTTGATGGTTGTAAACTGAACAACTTGCTCACAATGTTTATCAAAATCGGCTATTGCTTTTTGGTTTTTATTCATTGCTATTCAAGTGATAAATGAACTTTCTTTGATACTCAGTCAATTTTATAGCCATATTGGGGTCTATGTTTACTACCCAATTGTTAAATTCTTTGAATACACCTATCACTACAGGGATATTGAATTTTTTATCTAGCTTTTCTATACTGCTTGCTATTTTTACGATAGCATCCATCTCCTTACTATTGAGTGGTCTTTTAGCTTCTTTGGCAGTGTTTGTTATCAGCAGTGCATTTTCGTAAAGACCTTTGATAATGCTATCTCTAGTAAGGCTACGGGCAGACTTCATTTTGTCCCAGTCTCCTTTTTCTTTCCAATTGCTAATGGTTTTTTCAGACACATTGAGGTACTCAGCTATTTCTTTCTGACTCATATCGTCATATACATATAGCTGTTCTGCAAGTCTTAATTCTTTATTTTTTTGGTTAGCCATTATTTTTTTTTAACAAAATAATGATATAAAAACTGCCTTTTTAAGTGGTTTTTTAGTAGAACTCAACTTCTAAGTAGTTTACTTTTTTCGAGATGTAGATGTGCTAATTATTGTCTTTTTTTTGATAGAAAACGATACTTATTTTGAAACAGCTTAAAGGAAATAATTCTTCATCAATACACTGCAATCAATTTTAAATGTCCAAATGGTATGAAATAGTAAGGAAAAATGCAGGTCTTGCCGAGATGCTAGTCTACGGAGTAATAGGTCTTGAAGACAAAGAGATTAAGGCATCTGATTTTGTAAGAGACCTACGAAATCTGGAAAAAAATTATCCTGTAATTAGGGTTAGAATTAACTGCTATGGTGGCGACCCGGACGAGGGACTACCTATGTATAATGCAATGGTTCAGTCTAGTTCACAGATTATAACAGTTAATGAAGGCATAGCTGCCAGTTGGGGAGCAATGTTATTTCAGGGGGGTGCTTTAAGGGAAATGGCATCCAATGCGAGATTCATGACACATCAAGCAATGGCTACTGTAAAAGGAGCTAATGCAGACAAGTTAAGAGAAATAGCTCAAGATGTAGAAAGAATAAATAAGATAATGATAGACATAATGAAAAAAAGAACAAAACAAGATGAAAAAACAATAAAATCTTGGTTTGTAGCAGGTGTAGACCGATTTTTTTCAGCTGAAGAGTGTTTATCTCTAAATATATGCGATAAAATAATTGAACCTGTGGCAAATATCCAAGCCAAATGGGATGAAGAACCAAGCAAAATAGTAGCAGAATTTAATAAATATTTAAACAACACCTATAATAAAATGAACAAAGAACTCTTAATACAAGCATTGGGACTAAGTGTCAATGCTACTGATGCTGAAATACTGGCAGCAGTTACTTCTCTTAAAAATAAAGAAGAATACTTAAATGCTAAAATATCTAAACTTGAAGCTGAGAGTAACACACACAAGTCTGAAAAAATTGAAGCTGTGCTTAGTGCTGCTATTAGCAGCAAAAAGATTGTGGAGGCTCAAAAGCCTATTTTCAAAGCCTTACTAGAAGCAGATTTTGAAAATGGCAAAAAGGCAATTGATTCAATAACCTCATCCGAAATAACACCAGTAAGCATCACTGCACAAATAGGCGCAAATAGCAAAGTAGCTGCAAATCATGTGAAAGAAAGAACTTTTTTGGAATGGGCTAAAGAAGATCCATCCGGTTTAGAAAACTTAGAAAGAACACAGCCTGAAAAATTCAAAGCTCTATACAGAGCCCAATACGGTAAAGAACCTGTACTTAATTAGTTAAACTCAATATAATATTAACCCATAATATACAAATTTATATAAAAATGAAAATACAGAATTTAATCTACAACTTATTTATTTCCTTATTTATTGGTTCGCTTTTTGCTCCAGTATTAGGCACATATTCATTGTACATTTCAGCAGGCGTATTTATTATTGGAAGTATTCCAATCAACTATGTGAATGGTCAAGTAGCTTATGCAGGTCTTTTAAAAGAAGTCTGGACAGATGTGTTTATGCAAAACTTCTTTAGAAATATAGAATTTCTTAAAAGAAGTAGAGATATGAGTGTGTTTGTAGAAAACAACACTATCAATCTTGCCGAGGCTGGTGTTAATCCCAATGTATTAATAAACAACACTACTTATCCGATACCTACAGTTGATTTTACAGCAAATCCAATAGCACTCCCTCTCGACTATTATGATACTGAGAACACCATAGTGCGTAATGCCTTGCAAAAGCAATATAGTTTTGATGCACTCTCTCAGATTACATACCAGCATCAAATGACCATGAAGGAGAAAATAAGCGATAAGACTGTACACGCATGGTCACCGGCTCAAGATACTGTAAACACACCAGTTTTTGCTACTTCAGGTGCAGATAGAGGCAATGGGTTTAAGAAATTTTCTTTAACCGATATTGCTAAAATGCAAGAGATATTTGACCAAAAGAAATATCCCAAAGCAGGTAGAATACTTGTATTACACAGCTCTCACAGAACTGACTTGCTCAATGAAGATAAAACATTATTCAAGCAATTTTCTGAGTTAAAGTCCGGACAAGTACTTCCATTGTATGGGTTTGAGGTGTATGAGTACAGCGGAACTGCTAATTACAATAAGAACACGGGTGTCAAAATTGCTTTTGGAGCTGCTCCAAGTGCAAACGATTCACCTAGTTCACTTTTCTACTTAGAAAGCGAAGTAATGCATGCTGAAGGCGACTTGGAGATATTTTTCAGAGCAAAAGGACAAAACCCTGATCATAGAGGAGACCAAATAGGATTTCAAAAAAGATTCTTGGCACTTCCAATTAGAGGCAAGGCTATTGGTGCTGTTTACTCTGCTGCTGTCTAAACTAATAAGTCATACAGAAATTTGATTAAAGTAGGTGGCAATTCTTATGAAGCTGGTAATTATAAGAAGCAATTTTGATTCACAGACTTTAGGCAATATGCTTGTATTGAACGATACAGACATAGTATATCAATGTAAAACATTGGAACTGCCGGACATCAACAATACACCAAGAGTAAGTTGCATACCTGAAGGAAGATACCAGGTTGTAAAACATGTATCTCCCAAGCATGGGGCTTGTTTTTGGGTTAAAAATGTGCCCAACAGAAATGAGATTCTAATCCATCAAGCGAATTTCAAAAGCCAATTACAGGGTTGCATAGCTGTAGGTAGAGCACATACTGACATCAATGGTGACAAACTTAGAGATGTAACAGATAGCAACAATACTATGATAACTCTGCTTAAATTATTGCCTTCAGAATTTTATTTACATATAATTAACATAGCAAAATGAATGCTTTCATAAGATTATTATTAAAGTATTGGAATCACAAAAACTTCATAAAAGACCCTTTAACAACATTTATAGGGCTAATGCTTGCACTAGTTGCTACCTACTTTTTTTATGAAGGCAAAATTGATTTTACTCAATACTTAGAAGCCTTGGGCTTGTTCTTGGCTCTGTGCGGTATTAATCTTTCTAATCATAATAAATTAAGCATAAAAGGTGTAGCTATAGTTGTACTACTATTATCAGGTACAATAGGTTGCCAAAAACCTCCTTCCACAACACATACTTTACAGGTATTAGACAGCACTTACCATACCTTTAAAATAGTGGTAGACACTATCAATGTGAAGGGAGATACTATTAAATTATATTATGAAAATCCTTGCCCAAATCTCTCAAAAATCGAACCCAAATTAATTAAAAGAAAAGCAAATAATACAAGTTTAACTGTGAAAAGAGATTCAACCGGATCTATAGAAATAGATTGCGGAACAGCTAGCTATGAAGCATATATTAAATATCAACAAAAAACTATACATAATCTAAGGCAAATAATTGATAAAAAGCAAGATGTAGTGCTACAAAGGTACACTGCATGGTACGATATAGCTGCTAGGTGGATATCAGTTATATGCATAAGCATAGCATTATTGATTTTGATTTTAAAATTTAAACCCTTTTAATACCATGGCACAAAAAAATACTAAAAATATAGGTGAAGATAAACCTACTTTAAATACTGAGGCCAAAGACCTCTTTGACAAATTCCCTGCATGTAAAAAACTTTACAGAATACCTACCGGTGAGTTTTTTACAGAAGAAAATATGGCTCTTTACAATGAGCGAGACAGAAATAAGATTGAGATCTTCAAAAGAGAAGATTTCTATACTGTAGCACAAGAAGTAGTAAATACACAAGAAACATCTGCAGAATAAAAAAATGGCAAACGTAAAAGGAATTATTATAAGAAAAGAAACACCACCTAGTGGTGTAGCCAATACACCTGACGGAACGTCTGGCTTTATTTGTAACGGAGTGGCTGTGCCTGGAAAGCTAGAGATTGGTAAGGTATACAAGCTTAAAAGCTTAAGAGATGCTCAATTGTTAGGTATAGATGAAGATTATGATACTGTTAATAAGGTACTGGTTCATTATCATATCAAAGAGTTTTATATACAAACAGCTCAGACTCCTGGACTACCTCTATACATAATGATAGTGCCACAAACTGTAACACTCCCTGCGATGGTAGAAGACACTACCGGTATCTATGGCAAGAAATTGCTAAACGAGGCTAAGTCTGAAATAAGATTATTAGGATTTGGATATAACCCAGTTTCATACTCACCCACTATTCTTAATGGCATAGATGCAGATGTATTGTCTGCTATTCCAAAAGCACAATTATTAGCTGATTGGGCATTTTCAAACTCTATGCCCATCAATATATTTATTGAGGGCAAATCGGCTACCGGTACACCTACTTCATTGGCTAATCTTAGATATACAGGAGCGAATTCTGCGCCAAAAGTATCTGTAGTGATAGCACAAGATGGAGATGTAGCTGATAGAGATGCCTTGTTTGCTAGGCACGCTAGTATAGGTACAGTGCTTGGAGCTGTAGCAGCCAGAGCAGTCAATGAAAACATAGGATGGGTACAGGTAGGCAATATCTTAGACCCTGCGAGGGGGAGGTTCATGAATCCTAGACTATCTGGTGGGCAGACCATAGATTCAGTAAAAGAACATTGGCAGACTCTCGAAGACAAAGGCTATATATTCCTTCAAACATACGCAAACATAGATGGTGTGTATTTTAACGGTGACCCAACTTGTGTGCAGCCAGAAGTTGATTCTAATGGTAATATAAACGAAAACTCTGTGAGCTATGGGCGCACAATAGACAAAGCAGCTAGAGAAGTTTATGCCGCTCTTATACTGTCTGTGAAATCTCCACAGCCCGTAGACCCTGCTACCGGCAAGCTGCCTAGTGGTGTAGTGGGGTACTTCAAAGGACTTGCAGAAAATAGAATAGATGCAGCTATGTCGGGTGAAATAAGTGGAAGGTCTGTATTCATTGACCCTGACAGTAATCTTGTAACCGCACCTAAGACACTCAATTGTGGTGTATCAGTAGTGCCATTTGGCAGTGCAGACACCATATCCGTAAACCTAGCACTTAAATCAACACTATAAAAATGGCACTTATTAATGTAAATAAAAAAGCGTATGACCATGGTGATATTACGCTAACATTCTTAGGAAACCAACCTATAAATTTCTTCATGATAGAGTATGGTGATGAGCAAGAACACCAACTTAATCACGGAAGAGGAAACGAACCCCATAGTTACAGTACAGGTAAAATAACCTATAACTGTAAGCTTGGTTTAGGTATGGACGAGGTAGTGGCTGTGCAAAATGCTGCTCCCGGTAGAGACCTTAAAAAGATAAAGCCCTTTGATATAATTGTTACTTACCTCAATGAAGACCAACAACTTGTTGTAGATAGAGTAACTGTGAAATTCAAAGGAGCAGGCAGAAAATCTTCTTCCGGAGACATGAATATTCAACAAGAATTTGAAATGCTGTGTCTCGGAATCAAATACAATGTACCATTTTAAAAAACTTTTAAATACTTTATAACAATGTCAACAAAATCAATATTGCCTAACGGTGTAACTCCTGAAATGATAGATGATTGGAAAAAACAGTATGGTGGTTGTAGACTTATTATTATTACAGACAAAGAAAATCCAAACACTACATACAGATTTGTTTGTAGAGACCCATTGCCAAGGCAAGCCATATCCATGGCATACAAATTCATTGACAAAGATTTGTTTAAGTTTAGTGAAACTTTGGTTAAAAATGCTTGGCTAGGTGGGGATGAAATAATAAAAGAAAGACCTGAATATATTATGAGTGCTGGCGCTAAGGTCGCTGAGCTGCTTGATAAGTCAGAAGCCGAGATGATAAATTTGTAGAAAACTACCCTTCTGAGCTCAGTTGGGTGGAAGAACGAGACGCCTTAATAAGTTTTATATTCAAAATACCTTTCCCTGAATTACTTCCTGATGATGTTTGGATACGCAAGTATAAACAAATAGAATGGTTAGGGGAAAAAGGACTGCTAAAAAGAAATATAGATTAACATTTTACTATTACATCTGAAAAGGTAGAATAGTTTTTTTAAAAAAATGGCAAAATATACGGTAGAGTCATATACTAGATTGCAAGCAGCTTTTAATATGCTGGTACCTAACCTTAATTACTTGCCCGGAGTATTGGCAAATAATGCGCTTAATATACAGGTAAACCAAACTGATGTTGCCCTTAAAAAAAACAAAATTAAAATAAGACCCGATGAGGTTTATGATAAAAGTAGAAGGGCAGAATTCGAACTAAAATCTGAATATGCAATTAACCCTACTTTTGATGAAATAATAGTATCTTCAGATAATACAACCTATTATTTCCCATTAGACCCACTAGTAGATGTATCATTCAAAAATGAAGTAATAACTACACCCATTACGGGTGGTAGAGATATCATAGAGTTAGTTGGTGAGTCTAATCCATCTATAAGGATAAGAGGTATACTATGGGAGGGCACAGGTCTCTATCCAAAAAAATCTGTAAAGGAATTGCTCAGTATTTTTAGGGAGAAAAAAACACTGGAAGTATCTAGTTATTTATTCAATGTGTATGGTATTGACACAATATTCATAGAAGAAGTAGCACTACCAAGTATGGTAGGATTTGAAGACACACAACCCTTTGAAATCTCGGCATTTGGATACAAACCCATAGAGTTAGAAATAACAGAAAACCCAACCAAAAACTTCTAAATATGAAAAATCTTGTATATATGTATGCACTGTCTTGTCTTATTAGTTTTCAAAACATAGCTCTAGGAAGAACTATCAAAATAAGAGAGGTGGCTACTGTTAGTATTAAAAAAGGATTACAAAACTTGGTAAATACCAGCACCATTGTACTGCCCAAAAACCTTTTAATCCCTCCAGATAAAAAAATTACAGACTTATTTAACATTGGTGACAAAGTAACCATAGAGCTAGGCTATAATCAAGTATTGAACACAGAGTTTATTGGCTATATCAGAAGTGTTAAACACGATATACCTTTGGTAATAGAGTGCGAAGACGAAATGTTCAATCTCAAACAAATAACACTAAAATCGAAAGCATTTAAAAAGGCAACTTTAAAAACAATTATTGACTATGTTCTTGCTGATACTCCATACAAAGCTGAGATAATTGATACCACCGTAGATGATTTTGTGATAGATAACAATGTTAGTGTAGCATTGGTATTCCAATATTTAAAAGAAAAATTGGGTATTACATTTAGCTTTAACAATAGAGGAGTATTGGTATGTGGGTTTCCTTACTCCTTTGACCCACAAAACAATGTTTATATTGCTGATTTTGAGCAAAATATAGCGAGTTCTAACCTTGAGTACAAAAACAAAGATGAGGTAAATATCAAGTTGATAGGGATAAGCCATCAAAAAGGAAAAAAACCAATTCGATATGAATATAATCCTAGTAATGCACTGGCAAAAGAAGCAGAAACAAGGACATTAAATTTTAACAATTTATCAGAATCTGAACTCAAAGAAAAGGTAAAAGAACAATATAAAAGAATACAATCTGATGGCTATAAAGGAAGTATTACCCTTTTTGGACTCCCATTTGTAGAACCTTTTGAAGCCATTAAACTCAGACACAAGGTCTATCCCGATAGAGAAGGATTGTATTTGGTCAACGATGTTAATGTGACATTTAACAATGTAGGATATAGACGAGAGCTTGTGCTAGGTAAAAAAATATAGTTATATGAAAGAGCTTGATATTTTACAAATAATATTTAACAGTATAGTAAAAAAACTGCCTATTCAATGCCAATATGCAGTGATAAAGTCTATAGATAAAGAAAAACATTTATGTGATTGTACCATATTGGAAAACGATAGTTTGCTTCCGGATGTACAATTAACAGCTGTAGCAGAGTTACAAGATAGTCATATAATTGTATATCCTAAAATAGGAAGTACAGTAATGGTTGCTATTATTAACAATAACAAATCCGATGCTTATATTACTAAGGTGAGTGAGTGGGATGATATAGAGATAATGAGTGGTGATTTTAAAATGATTTTAAACAAGGATGCAGTCAATGTAAAAGTTGATAAATCTAGTTTTGTGTTAGACAAAAGTGGGGAGGTTACTATTAATGATGGGTCTAAAGGAGGACTTATCATCTGGAGTAAATTGAAAGCAGATATAGAGAAAATAACAGATTTCTTGACAACTTTCAAAACCAGTTTGCAGACTCCGGTAACTGAGCCTGGTAACGGAGCTCCTTCAGCTTTTCAAGCGGCATTAGCAAGCTCTCTAGCACCAAAACTCATGCCTCAATTATTAGATTCAGAAATAATAAACGACAAAATAACACACGGTGTATGAGGTTTATTGATTTTGTTTTAGATGCTTTTTTTGACCTGAAGATAGAAAATGGAGACATAGCAGTAGCTAATAGTAACCAGCAAGATATTGAGCTTATTTTAATGCTTGAGAAGGGAGAGTTAAAGCAACATCCTCTACTAGGAGTAGGCTTGACCAAATACTTAAAGAGTCCCAAAAACAATACTTCACAGTTAGAAAGAGAAGTAAGAGTAAACCTGGAACTAGATGGCTTTAAAGTAAACGATGTAGACTTTGTAAATGGATTAGAAAACATAGATATAGACGCAGATAGATAATGAATAAGACTACAATCATATCCAATGGACAGACACTAGCAGACATTGCAGTACAAGAGCAAGGTTCTGTAGAGGCTATCTTTGATATAGCAGTCCTAAATGGATTAGAGAGTATTACTACAAATCTTATTACTGGACAGGTTTTAATATTACCTAGTGTACCATCTATAAAAGCAATTGCAGACTATTTTCGCAATAAAAACATACGAGTAAACACAGGCACTACGCCTACACAGCTAGTGCCTGTGAGCATATTTGACAACACATTTGACGACACCTTTGAATAAAAAATAATATGCCAGTACAGACAGACAACGAGATATACGCACGTGCAGAACAAATCAGTAACGAGATCAATGAACGTGCCAATACCAAGACAAGAGTAGGCTCGCTTTTTAGAGACATTTGGGAAAGTGTGCTTAATAGATTACAGGCTAAAGCCAATAGCACAGATGTAGCTAATGCTCTTTCAACTAAGGCAGATATAGTTTATGTAGATACGGCAGTAGCAGATTTGGTTTCGGAATCAAGTCTTAGTCAGACACTTTTAGACTATGTGACCGAGCAAGTGTTTGAGGAAACTACTAATACTATTGCAAGTAATCTTATAACAGAAGCACAAATAAGGCAGGCTGCCGATACAGCCCTGCAAGATGCTATTGCAGCAGAAGAACAGGCTAGGATAGCTGCCGATACAGCCCTGCAAGATGCTATTGCAGCAGAAGAACAAGCTAGGATAGCTGCCGATACAGCCCTACAAGATGCGATAGATGCCTTTAATGGCACTTCCTACACTTTTGAAAATGGTGTTCAAGAAAACGCAGGAGTAGTTAGTTTAGGAGGTAATTTAGACAATGAAATAAGATTTGAAGGATATTGGGGTTTTAGTTTTTTATCTCCTAACAATTATCTATCGTACATAGACAGTGAAAATATACATTTTTTTGGTATTAATGGAGATTATTTAAGGATTGGTTCAGAAAAAATTTATGCTAATGGAATAGATTATATGTTTTCTAACAACATGGATTCAGGTAATTTAGTTACTGATACATGGATACAAAATAATCCACCTGATTTACAACAAGTAATAGATAATGGTGGAGGTACTTGGTTTACTAATTCTGGATTTATATCTTTTATTGATACTAATACTATAAATACATTGAGTATCAGTCCTGATTCTTTATTTTTTACATTTGGAGATACTTTTAGAATAGGACATAATGGAAATGGAATTGGATTTGAGGTAAACAGTTTTCCATATACTTTATCTAATAATATAGACCCTGGTAATTTAATAACAGATAATTGGTTTTATAATAATCAATTTAGTTTACAAGATATTTTATCAAACAATGGCTTTAGTAATTACACTTTTGACCCTTTTATGAATGCTGGAAATGTTGTAACTGATACTTGGGTTAATAATAATCCACCTAGTTTACAATATATTTTATCAAGCGGTGGGTTTAGTAATTACAGTTTTGACCCTAATATGGATTCAGGTAATGTTATAACAAATACATGGTTTTATAATAATCTTCCTTCAGTAAATTCTATAACCGCTGGAACATTAGAAGTAGATTATTTAGAAGTTAATCAAAATAGAATATATTTTAATAATTTATTAGGTGAATTACAAATTGATACTGATAAAATTGAAGCAGGTTCTTTAGGTTTGGTTATTAATTTTAATGATAAAGAAATTTATACTAATAATAACAATTTTGTAAAATTATCTTTTAATAATGCGGCTTTAAAGAGAAATGGACAATCACCTCAACCTATTAATAGCGTAAAATGGGATGAATGTGAGTTAGTTGGTTCTGAATATGATTCTATTAATGATATAGAAACAGAAATACCTATGCTTAGATGGTCAGTAAGAAATTTTATAAATGGTATAGGTAGAGAATATTTAGGAATACCCAATATAAATAGGGTAGAACCTCCAGCTGATGGAAATAATTATATTTTTTATGTAGAAGGAGGAGCTTTAAAAATAAAAGGACCTTCTGGTACAATTACAACTTTAGCAGTAGAATAAAATTTTAACCATTAAACACTTATAATTATGTTAAACTTAAAAGAAGAAAAAACAGTAACACAAAGAATAGTAAAAATTCAATATCAATCAAGTCCACAAAGTAAACAAATTGGTCTTGGTGTAGAATCAGTAGATAAGGCTACAGGTGAAAGTTTAGGAGTTTCCAAACCAATCAGAGTCGCATTAAAACGCTCTAGTCAAGACAAATTCTTGGCTGAGATAGCATTACAAGGTAAAGCTCCTGTATCAAAAGAAATAACTTTAGATGAATTTGAAACTATATCTGATAATCCAAAAGATTTAGTTCCTTTCTTAGAAAAATATGTATTACCAATTATTTAATAACCAAAAACATTGGCTCGCTCAATAGATTTTTATTTCCAAACCATAGTAGACGCAGTGGCTGCAGATCCAGTGCTATCTACCAAGCTGACTAGCACCAGTAAGGTGTCAGTGTGGAGGCTTTTTGCCTATGTGGTTGCTACAGCTATCTGGAGTTATGAAAAGGTATTAGACCAAGCCAAAGCCTTTATACAAATGTTGGTAGATAATAGGGCAGTGGGTACACCCGAGTGGATTATCCAAGAAACATACAAATTTCAGTATGGAGATATCCTACAGGTAATCAATGGCATTGCTACCTATCCAGACACAGTAAGTGATGCAGCTTTGGCTAAGAGAATAATAAAAAGAGCTGCATTTTCTGAAGAGGACTTAGGCATATTTGTCTTAAAAGTAGCAAAAGAAGATAGCACTGGTAAAGCCATACCCTTATCTGCACCAGAACTCGCAGCTCTTATAGCCTATTGGCAAAAAAAGAAATATCCAGGCATAAATTTTGAAGTACGATCACTATATCCTGATAAGATAAGAGCATCAGTTACTGTGTATAAAGACGAGCAAATACCAGATGCGCAATTAACACCGCTTATCAATGCGGCAGTTCAAAATTATATAGTATCTAAAATTCCGTTCAATGGAAAGTTTCTTACTAACAAGTTTATAGATGCTATCCAGCAGGTAGAAAATGTAGAAGATATAGCTGTTATAGGTACCTTACAGGTTGCTTATAACAATGGTTCTAGCGAAGATGATTATTCTAGTTTCCAACCAATTAATAGAGCTTGGTTGGCTAAAAGTGGATATTTTATGATTGAGCAATTAAATATCACTTATTTAGATAGCTCTGCACCATGATTGTAAGATTTACTTTAAACAAATTGGTAGAATGGCTGTTGCCTGTCTTGCTTCGCAGACCCATTACCTTTGCCTATATAAATGCTCTTTGTAAGCCTTTAAAAATCATTGAAGCTGAGTTTGACGTATTCCTTGATGCAATGAAACTCAAAGCTTATGAAACTAGTCAAGTGCTAGTTTTAGAGCATATTTTAAATACAGAGTTTGATCCAAATTTAAAAAGAATATTTATTGAGGACACCGGGCAATTAAATTCAGTAAAAAAGTATATCTATAAGATTAGCGAAACGCCAGCCGAACCGGTATATGTGCGAAAGTCTACAGAACATGTAGATTTTGCCAATAAAATATTTATTCATAAATTCAATTTCTTTGAAAATTCATTTAATCAGTTTCGGGTATTCGTACCAGAGGATATGAGTCTTGAAAAAATAAATTCTATAAAGTTGAGGGTAAATAGGCTCAAGATTGCTACCACTACATTTGTTATTATAAAGTATAATTAAAAAAATGAGAAAACTATTAACCAATTTTGAAGGCGGTCACGATTTAAGATTAGATGATTGGGAGTTTCTACAGCAAGCATATTCTGAACTCATTAATGAAATTATGGAATCAGATTTTCTTAAAGTAGGAGTTGCCAATCCAAACAATCCATTTGTGTTAAGAGGTGTTGTGCAGACAGGCAATTCCTTCACAGCCGGAAGCATATTTTGGAATGGTGAGATATATTTAGTAAATCCTATAACAATATTAGGCTCAGGTACTCTGTACTGGGAACTGGATATTAGTTATAATCCTAATTTTGTACTATATCAAGATTTTCAAACTAGACAGGTTCATCAGATTAGAAGACTAAAACCTACCTACATCAATCCGGGTCCATTAAATGGTTTCCCAAATTCTGTTTTACAGAGATATATTAATCCATTTACAGCTTTGCAAAATGAAGTTAATTCATTAAACGCTAATAAAGTAGGCAAAGATGATAACTCTGTGATGGGTAGCAATTTAAGCTTCAATAATTCTTATAAAGTAACAGACT